TATTAAAACTTTTGATATTTAGCATAACCTACCGTTTGTGCCATTGATTATGGGTGAGTATAGTTTAAATAGCGATTTCTCGAATGCTCGAGATTTCCGTTTTTGGACAAGTGGAGATGAAAACTTTCTTGTGGGTGCATTAGAAAAAACTATTCGGTTTGCTATTCGAGGAGTTGATTCACCGCGAAGAGTTTATGTGCGTTTGATTGGTATTGCTCCACCTGATTATACTGGTGAAGTGACACCATTGAAACGAAGAACATTAAATGATTCGAGAAATAGAAGTTTGAAGATTTTAAACTTTGGGACATTTAGAAATGGTAGCATTATTGAGTATAATTTGGGCTATTTGCCGATGGTTTATTTTTGGGAAGAAACGGTTATTTTTAGAAAAAATAATTCATCTATTCTTGACTTAGAAAAATGTTTGAGGCCAAGTAGCCCTGTTAACAGCATTAGTAATAGTGAAATTCATATATCTGGAAGAGGTGATGTAAAGGGATATTATGCTATTTTTGGAGATGCGATAGATGAAAATTAATAGTTTTGTTAAAAATTCCGATTTCTGGCAGATGTCACTTGATGGTGAAAGTGTTGTTTTGGATTTTAGCTTGCCAGCTGGAGATTTTACGAACGGATATAAGACTAAAAGGGTTTTCCCTGGTAGAAACCGTAAAGGTTTGATTATCGACCACTACTGTTTTAATGGACAATGGGGATCGAGAAACGAGTATAAAATTAGCTCTAATGGTTCAACAGAGAATAGGATATATTTTGAGATAATTAGGCATGATGATGACATTATTGTTACGGCTGAGTATATGGAACTCACAGATGGAGAGGGAAGCCGAAATAATCAAACGATCTCCTCGCAGAAGGTTGATGTGAAAATTAGGTTGAACTTCATTAAGAATAATTGGTGATGCGGTTTTATCACTCGACTATTTATTTTTAAAATATGGGTAGATAGAAATTACAATTTAAAGGAGAAGCTAAAAACTAATATGCAAATAACAGTTGGTGAAATCGGGACTTTTATTGCGTTTTTGGTTGGGCTAATTGGTGGAGTTTTGACACTCTTTCGGCACGCTAAAAATGGATTGAAAGAAATGCTCAAAGGAGAGTTTCAAGGCGTAAATGAAAATTTTGATTCTGTCCGAAGGGAAATACACGAAGTTCGAGATATTGGGCAGAACAACGCCAAAAACGGCAAACGAAATGAGATTTTATTAATGATTAATGTTCAACCTGAAAAAGTTGATGAAATCGAGCGAGCATTTGAAGAATATAAAGCGTTAGGAGGCAATGGTTATATAGATAGTTTAATTGAAGCTTGGCGTGAAGAATACGAAAAAGACTTAATTAAGGCTAGACTCAAAAGAAAGGAGAAGAAATAATGGACAAAGTGATTGAATGGTTTCAGCAACGGCGAGGCAGAGTTAGTTACTCGATGAATTATAGAAATGGTCCGAACTCTTATGACTGTAGTTCCGCCGTTTATCACGCATTGATTTATGCTGGAATTCTACCAGCTGGTTTCCGTATTGGTAATACCGAAACAGAGTTTGTGGATTTGCCAAAATTCGGCTTTCAGAGAATTGAAGCGGATGTAAACGGCTATATCGCAACCCAACGAGGTGATATCTTCATTTGGGGCAAGCAAGGATATACATTAGGTGCGAACGGACACACTGGAATTTATCTTGATAGCGATAATATCATTCACTGTGCATACGCTTATAACGGTATACACACTGATAATCACGATGACCTTGCTCGCGTGAACAATACTCAATATCTAACAATTTTTAGATATATAGGTAAACCGCAAAATGCACCAGCACTAGCATCACAGCCCGAAGCTATCGATGATGTGATTAATATTGGTTCACACTTTAAGATCCCTAAATCAATGCGAGTGGCGGAAGTTAATATTCATGAAGATCGAAGAGAACTAAAAATTGATGAGCTTTGTCCACGAGGTTTCACCTGGGCGGAAAATGGCATTCCAGCGGATTGGGCGGTTAAAGTTGATGGTGATGGATATAAAATCGATGGCGAAATCAACGCTGGTGATTTGGTCAAACTCCAAGGAGCTTTTGTCGCTCAGGAAGTCGTTCAAAATGATGGAATGTGGTTTGCACGATTGAAACGTGATGGTGTTGATGTTTGGATGGAACTAACGCCTGTAACGGAAGTATCAGTTGGTGATAGAGGCACGGTTTCTGAATATCGACCACAACCAGTTGAAGAACTGAAACCAGCTGAGCCAGTTGTAGAAAACCCCGTGGAAAACCATATTGCTGATGTCAGCAAAATGGTCGAAGATGAGCCTAAACCAGAAGAAAAACCAGCTGAAAACCAAGGGTTAACAGTTCAAGAAGAGGAGAAAAAAGATATGTCGCACAATTTAGAAAATAGCGGAAATGCTGAAAATTCTAAAACAGCAGAGAAAAAGCAGTTAATTCAAATTAATGCAAGACCACTAACAGGAGAGGAGTTAAAAATGTTGGAAGACTTACAGAAAAATACGGTTGAGAATATCGCAAATACGGATTATGAACCAAGGATTAGTGAGAAAGCTAAAACTACAGTGTATTTTATTGCTGACTTAGGAATTTTAGTAAATATGTTAATTGCTACAATTTGCGTAATTCTAATTCCAAATGCAACAAAAGAGATTTTGGCAATTAGCGGTGCAGTTGCTACTGCATTTGCAGGGCTTAAGCCAATTTTCAAGTTGGGGGCTAAAAAATAATGGCCAAGTTGACTTTACCACACCCAAATAAGGATTTTGTGCCGCTAGCTCCATTAACAGCACAAGAGCTAGACGAAATGGTGGCTAACACTAAAGCGGTAGCTGATTTTACTAATGGATTGGCGAGTGGAAAAAATATTGATGATAGCTCTATTGAACCGATTAAACTCAAACAGTCTAACGTTCAGATTATTCAATCTGGAAATTTAGCTACTCAGCATAAAACACAACAAGTGCGCACGCAGTGGTTTGACCAAACTTACTGGAATGCTAATTTCTTCCGCCAGAGAAATGAAAAAACAAGAATTGAGTTTCCTAAAGTGTTTAAAAATCCACCAGCTGTGGCGGTTCAGATTTTGAACGCAGGAATAAACCCGCTGACTGTATTTAGCACGGTCGTGACTACGACTTATGTTGAATTTACAATGGCATCTCTAGCGAGAGTTAATCAGGAGCTTGATGTTACTGTTTCGGTGATTGCGACAGGGGAATTAGCTTAAGCGCAGTAGAAAACCACTCATCATGAGTGGTTTATTCTGCGGCTTTAATCCAGCCGTCTTTGAAAGTATTTAGCTGAATATCATTTGGAAGGAATTTGTAGTGTTTTTCTACTCCCTTATCTCCATCAACTAAATAACTGAAAGTACTAAACTCTGCCGTCCGATCTCCTGAATAAATCAGCACAACCGGCTTAGTTTCGTCGTCTTCATGAAAAAATCCGTAGACTTTATCATAACGCATCAATAGTCCTATTTCCATAGCAACCACCTCTTTTTTCTTTTTATTATAACAGAAAATGTGAAATAAAAGAACCCAGTTGTTCAGTAACTGTCTTTCTTACAGACTACCTATTATCCCCACTACCATGAATTTTATTGCGTTTTTGCCGGCTAGCTAATTTTTCAAGATTAGTTTTTGCAATATCTTCAAGTTCAATATCATTATAAAAGGCTAGGGCGGAAAGATACCATAAGACATCGCCAAGTTCTTTTTTAAGTTTCTCACGGTCTTCTTGCGCAGTTTTGAAAACTCCGCCTTTATCTCGAATCATCTTCTTGATTATTTCTAAAACTTCACCCGTTTCTCCAGCGAGTCCTAGAGCTTTTTCCATATAGCCATTGTAGCGAGCAGAGTCTGTAGTGGCGTTATGTGCAACATCTGTTTGGATTGCTTGATTTTGGTAATCATTAAAATTCATTATCTCTCCTTATTTTATCTCTACTTCTTTACCTTTATAATAACATTTACCGTCGATAAAATCTACATCATTCCGCCAGAAATCATTTGAGTAAGTCCAGCAGATTTTAGCTTTTCGAACCTCATCATAGTCTACTTGTGGTCTTTCTGCTGTAAGTTTATTGAATGCGTATACACAAACACATATACAGAAGATTATTGATAAGAACAGAAATACTATTGACCAATCTATCTTTTTAAACATATTCTTTATATTTTCTTTCATTTTCTAATTCCTTTTTATAACATTCTTCACATACTGGATAACCGAAGCCGTATTCATTATGGATTGCTTTACTAGAATAACCTTTTCTATATTGAAATTCTTTCTTGCAATCTGCACAATTTATTATTTTCTCCATATCGTAGCAGACTAGGGGACAATTATCTGGCAATTCATAATCTTCGTATTCTTGTTCCTTAAAATTCCATTTAGACGCTTTGTTCATATTTTATTCTCCTAATATGTCTAAATTTAATAAATTCTTATGCTCCAATACGAGGTCTTGCGATTTCTCACAAAGGAAATTAACTCTTTTACTTATCTTCGTGAGTTCATCCACTCGTTCTCGCATTTCTCCCCTTGTTTCGGGAGGATTCTTAAGATTGTTCCAATATGTGCGATTCTCAGTCACGATTTGTAGCGATAGCTCTGCAAGGATTGCCACTATTTCTAAAAGTTCCTTGTTAGTTGGTTCTTGCTTATTCATCTTTTTTCTCCTTAATCTTAGGTAGTTTTGGGAAGCTCATCCAATAAACGACTTTTTCATCTGTATTTTCAAAACCGAGACCATAATTAAAATCATCAGTCCAAATATCTGTATATACTTCTTTGCTTCGAAGTGTATAAACAAGAACTTCTTCACCTATTTCAGGTTGATTGCCTTCCCACATAAAGTCAAATCTATTTCCGTAAACCTCTTTTTCTTCATTATTAAGAGGTCTTGTGGTAAGCTTATTCCATTCTGTATTTTTCATATCTACCTCAATTCGTTTACTATAAATTTTACAAACAACGCCACAATAGCTACAATCGCAATAATTCCAAGAACAACTGCGACTGGTATCCAAATAGGGGAGAGAACCCACCACCAGCTCCAATCAATCACATTAGTTAGTTTTAAAGCAATAAACAGAATTGTTAACGCTCCAAAAAAACCTATACCACCGTTAGTTGATATGTTTGTTGATTTATCTTCATTATTCATATTTTATCTCCTTTAATATTATTGAGGTAGGGCAGAAACACTTGAAAATTGCTTATGATCGTGTTGAAGGTGCTTGTTTCTGCTTAGTCCCTCAAATCTGAACATAACTTAACTTGCGTGTATGACAAAACCACGCCCAAAACTATTATTATAACTACCACATTACTATTTATAATTTCAGTTATGCTCAGGTTCGAGGTGGCGAAGTTTTCACTTCGCCAAAATGATTAAAATAATTCGCGTGTAGGGTATCCAGCCCTACAAGGGACGATTAAATAATTTTAATCCTCCCCTCACATTAAATTTATAGACATTTTAGGGGCTAACCCCTTGTAAGGCTGGAATCGAATTGTTAAGGTTAATATAATTTGAAATGTTCCTTAATCTCTTCTTCGACTTCTTTTTCAATTGTCCTATATAATTCTGTAGCTTCAAGTTCGTCTGTTGGCCTATAACCAATCATCATAAAGGCTTCTTCTTCTAAATCTCCCTCATAATATTCTCGAACTAATTTGAGTAAGCCTTTTTCTCGAAGACTTTTCAAGGCTTTCAATATTTTATAGTTTGAAAGATTACATCTACCATTTATGTGTCGCCTTGGAACAGGATCACCTTTGTTTATCACAAAGTCACAATATAATTCACAAAAAGCTTCTAAAACTTGTTGCTCTAAATCTGTAAGTTGTAATTCATTATTGTTCATAAGTCAAATAAGTCTTCCACTCTTCGGGGTGTTTTTCGAAGCTTTCTTTAATATCTTCGGAGCTTTTAAAACAGATGATTGGTTCTTTATTATCATATATACTAATATACCAAGGGCGGTGAGTCTCATAGCTATAAAGAGCAATATATTTAGCCTCATCATCATCGTTCCAATTAGGCTTAAATCCTTTGGTGTCTTTCTTGATAATTACTTTCGCTTTTAGATATTCAAGGTGTTTTTCAGCTTCTTCTCGGGTTTCGAAATAATTGCCAGTTGATTTCAAATTTGCTCTAATTCTTGGAAGGTCAGCAACTTTTACACTATCTACATCGCCTCCAAACGCATTTATATAGTAAGCCCATTCTGGCTCTCCGACTTCTTCAAACCATTCATCGAAATTATTTACAAAATAATTTCTCTTAATACTAAATACTGTTTCATCTTGGTCGCCATCTAACAACATACTAGTTTCTAAATAATCATAATCACTTAGACCATCTTTGCTCTTAAAATTCATTCTCCTAAATATAGTTCCAGCTTTCGCAAAAGGTAAATCTTTAACCAATTTATATTTTTTCATTTCGTTTCTCCTTATTCACATTCTCTATACCATTTTGCTGATGTCAGCAATATGGTTTTGTGGGGTAAATAACTAAGCCGCTAAAGCAATTTTAGCTTTACCACGCTTAGATTTTAGACCACCGATTTTGCCGCCTTTCTGGCCGGCGTGCTTAGCTAGCTCTGGATTATTATAGAATCCGCCAGTTCTTCCGTTTCGGCCACCTTTTCTACCAATTCGGGAGTAAAATTTTTTACCGTATTTAGCTTTATTAGTTGCGGCGGCTTTCAGACCGCCCGCTCTTGTTCCTGCTATTTATTGTCCTTTCTTTCTTTTCTTTTTCTGCCGATTATCTAAATATCTTTTTCGATCTTCTTCAATCTTTAAAGCTTTGTTAATTTCTTCAGGTGTTTTTTCGAAAGTTCGCGTTTTATGTTCCGGAACTTTGAATTTCTTGTTGAATAATTCAGCGCAAGCTACACCTCGATATATCGCTTTCATAGAGCAGGGATCACCTTTACGGGGATTAAAGTTTGGCTATTTTTAAATTGAATTTCAATTTTCATATTCCTCCTTATTTATTGATAAATATTTCGACTTGTTTTGCGCCGTGTTTGAGTAGCCAGTTTCGAGCATAGGTTGCATCGTTTATGGTTTTGTAGTTTTTGGTGCGTTCGATGCCTTTTTCATCTATCCATTTAACTGTAAAATTATTCATTTCTTCTATTTTTCTCCTTAAAACCATTTTGCTGACATCAGCAATATGGTCTTGTCTTCAGCCCTATAAGGGACGACTAAAAAAATAGTCTCCCCCTGCGCAAAAATTTTATAGACACTTCGGGACTTCCGCCCCTTGTAAGGCTGAAAATATGATTTTAATTTACTTTTGGCAATCAATTGTGGTGTTTAGCTTAGCTTTAGTGCTTTTGAGTTCAGCTTCTGAGCCAATAAATAATCCAATCGCACCCGAAAAGAGTATTAGAGTAATGATCGCAATCGCTCGCCAAGCCGACATTTTAAATTTCAAGTCTTGCATAATTAAATGCTGAATATCAGGTTGTTTCATAATTATCCTTTCATTTTTAGTTATTAAAATTCGACTTTCTTTGGTTTTGGTTTGCCGAGATAATCTGTAATAATTTGAATTGCTTGATCGTAACCAACGGCGAATTCCGCGCAATAGCCAAGTTTTCGTAACTCTTCTAACATCTCCGCTTGCTCTCGGTAGTGCTTATTCGCAACCATTTCGCCATTCTTTTTATAAAGTTTCGTATCTTCAGCCTTCAGCTCAAGAAATAATCCGGCAAAAAATTCGAAATATTTATCGCCACTGAAGCTATCTCGAAAAATGTCTTTTTCCGGCTTAGCGATAAACAAGTCAGGCCAAGCTCGAGATTTTTGAAATTTCTTATGTTTTGCTGCTTGGCCTGGAGTCATTTTCATGCCGCTTGAGAAATCTGTACGAAATAACACATCAGGGTAGTTTTTGCGCAGATAATCGCAAACTTTAAGGTGTAAGAGTTCTTCTTTCTTGATCATTCTAGCTCCTTAAAAAGGAATATCGCTTAAGTCAACTGGTTCATCGAAGTTTTCGGGTATTTCGGGTTCTTGAGTTTCAGGTTTAGCTTCAGCTTGAGTTTTTAGATTATCAGATTTTGGCTCATAGCCGTAAATCCGGCGATTGATTGATTTTTTAATCTCTCCATTCTTTTTATAGGTTCGGTCTTCATCTTCGCTAACTTTAAACCAAGCCGTGCAGCCAACTGTTTTTTCGAGAATTGCTGCAAAGTCTGCCAAGTTTTTAATTTGTTGGATTTTCTCGCGAATCTTTTGTTTAATATCTTCGTCTTCTTGATTGTGAACTAAAATCTTGCGCACAGTATCAATTGAGATTCGGCGAGTGTCGGGAGTGTGCAACCAAAGTCTTGCGCGATCTTCAGCAGAATCATTTTCAACAAAGATTTCAGCGTAGGGTTTGTCATTATGCTTATCAATCTTAGTTTTTACAATCTTTACTTCATGCACGCCAAATTCGAAATAACCGCTTTCTTTAGTTTCTTCTGGTGTAATCGTAATGCTTTTGAGTTCTTCTTGAGTCATAAAATCCTTTCATTAAAATAATAGTTTTTCTACTTCTTGTTCAACTAAGGCGAGAGCAGATTGTTCGAAATAAATTGCTCGCTGAATTTCTTTCTCGAAATCCTTACGGTCAAACTTGAAGATTAAGAGTTCGAGCTGTGGTGCAAGAGCAAATGAATCTGAATACATTGCGAAGTAGAGTTTTTTAAGTTTCTCGTTAACTGCAAAATATTGGATAATCTGCTGTCTATATTCGCTGGGTGGTTGTTGTTCATAGAACGCTCGCACTTGTTTCCAATTATCTAAACACTTAATTTCAACTGCTTCAGTGATTTCGCCATTTTCGTTAGCGATTTCTCCATCTGGTGAACAAATGATATTTTCGTTAATATCAGATTGCCACACCCGACCTTCGATAATTTCTTTGCGAAGTTTCTCAGCAACTTTCTCACGCGCTTCTTCTTCGAGGATTTCACCACGAAGAGCAGCAGAGTATTTGCGATCACCTAAGCGATCTACATAATCGTTTTCATTGATTGGCTTTGCAATTCGTTCAGCAATCAGCTTATAAATCGCGTCACCGAGTTCAACTTCACATTCTTTCTTTTCAACTTCAACTTCACCAATGAGTTCTTTAAGTTCTTGAATTGTTAGATTTTTTGGTTGGCCTTTTTGGTTTAAAGGAATCTCAACTTTTAACTTTTCCGCAAGTTCTAACCATTCAGATTTTAAAACGGTTCGGGGTGTGCCGAATTCTTTAGCTTTACTTCCGCTAATTTTGCCTTCCCGAAAGTGCAACCACTCATCTGAGCGCTGTTCAAGGTTTAGGATTTTCATTATTTCAATTGACCTTTCAATTCATCTTTAATTTGAATTAATTCTGCGATTATTTCGTTATTACCCTTAAATTGATTAACTCCTTTTACGAAATTAGCTTGAAGTTCTTTGAGGTTTTTTGAAGATTTAAGCTGAGCGATGAGTTTTTGCGATTGATCTTCTGATTTTGGCTTATCCTCCTGTCCGTATAGGAACTCATAGCCAACCGTATCGCTTCGATTAATATCTCGACCAAACATTTTACCAAGATGTTCTACTGCATCTTTAATTGCATAAGATTTAGCAGCAGGAGCGGCTAATTGAACCGCATTATTCTTGATATTCGCAAGGTCTGCAGCAGATTTTCCAGCATTAGTTTGAAGTGGGCTTGCGCCGACACCATCGTGGAAACTCCACTCGCCAGTGATTGGGTTTTTGTAGTGAACCCGAACTGTTACACAAACACTTTGTGCGAGCTGTGAAATGTTTAAAATCTCAATCCGCCATTCCTGAAAAATCATATCAAGCAATATCTCAATTTTATCGATCGGCAGATATTTGACGTTTTTGACGGTAGGGTGAGTCTTAAGCCACTTGGTGTTTACAGGATTGTTTAAGATAGTTTTCAATCGTGCTGAGTCTTTTATTTCTTCAATCCTAACTTCGTTATTTACATATTTGACTAAACTATTCATCTAAAATCCTCCTTCATTATATTCTCGCCAAGCTTCAACACTTGGTGATTCTTCCCAAAAGCCGATGCTATCTAAATATTCGTTAAATTCTTCATCGAATGAATCGCCTGCGATTGTAGCGTAGTTTTTGCCGTCGCAGTCAATGTCTTCGATGTAAGCTTTTTCTTTCAAGACGATTTCAAAGAATAATTCTTTAATTTGTTGGTTAGTTAATTGGTTGTTCATAAATTTTCTCCATTATTTCATAAATTTCAAGTAGCTTTTATTTGTGTAAGCAACCCAAGCGTTCAAGCCTTGTGATTTGTAAATCTGATAAGCGTATCGCACGTTCAGCTCTGGATTCTCACGATTTGGCTTATTGTGAATTGAATTGATTTGAAATAAGCCTAAATCGTTTGAGCCGTCGCCGTTCATGTTTAACGCATTTGGATTACAACTGCTTTCTGCCATCATAATTGCTAACATCACTTCCACGTTCCAGTCATATTGTTTAACCAAATTTCGAAACTCTTCGCACCGATTCGCAACCTTTGAACTCGCAATAATAGGGCGAGGGCGAGGCGAAACCTCCACAGTTTCGCGCTGGCTTAGTTGTTGAACCGCAGCTTCGACTTTTGGCGCTGGAACGCTTTCAGCTACTTTTTTACGTTTAAATTTTGAACTGTTTCCGCAATCTTTTCGTTCTGGATTTTAGCATTGTTCTCACCGTGTTTCATTCCAAAATAGAAAGCCACACCAGCTACAATCGCTGTGTAAATAATAATTGTTTTAACAGTTTCAATAATTTTCTTGTAATTTACTTTTTTCAAATTTTTCATAGTTTTTTCTCCTTGTTTTTGTTTTATTGGTTTGAGTTCAATTTTAGAGTTCTTGATTTTTTCAAGCTCTTGTTCAAACTCGGTTTCATTAGCGTTTTTCATAAAATTTGTTCCTTTTTAGTGAGCGGTTAAAGCCGAAGAGTTAGGAGGAAAAAGTCTTCTTTTCTTCAGCTTGAATCGCCCACTAAAGGTTATGTTTTGAAGTTTCCTAATCTAATTGCTTAAGCTCTAAATTATTACTGATTAGCTCGCTTTCGAAAGGGAAGACTTCTATTAAATAATTGCCAGATTGTTAAGTTTCACATTTGAAGGTTTTGCTAGTCCTCAGAGGTGATTTACATGGAATCGCCTCAATTGGAGCAACAAAAAATCCCTGCAGAATCGTACCTACTGCAGGGATATAAAAAAGACTGCTTCATTTTCACAAAACAGTCTCAATTATCAAATTGGTGACCTCACGGGGAATTGAACCCCGATTACCAGGATGAGAACCTTGCATCTTGTGAAACGGTACGATTCGCGTAAAGTTTTAAATAATTTCTGATTGAGAATTTGTTTTCTCAAACTTATGTAATCATTATAGCACAAGGCTTTTAAAAAGTCAATACTTAATCATAAAAACTTTTCACATTTTAACTTTTTATAGATGTCACCAAGTGAATTTTGTAAATTATGAACGTATATTTCAGTTGTATTAATCGAGGCATGGCGGAGCAGGTGCTGGACTTCTTGTAGAGATGCGCCATTATTTACTAGGTCGGTTGCGAAAGAGTGACGGAGTTGGTGTGGATGGAAATTATCATAACCAAATTTACTAAACTCTCGCTTTAATTTCTTTCTTAATGATTTTTTAGTATAGGGCATACCCTGGTTTTTCTCACTTCGCCACAGATAATCTGATTTAAGTAATTCTCGCTCATCGATATAATTTAATAACTCTATACCAGTTCTTGTCGTAAAATAAACATACGCCATCTTACGACCTTTACCTAATACTACAATGCGTTTATTGAAAAAATCTATATCAGCGACACGAATATTTCTAAATTCATTAATTCTTAAGCCTGAATCAAATAATAATAAAATCATTGTTCGATGTTCAAGGTTTGCGTTTTTAGCAACTTCTAAAACTTGATTTTTAGAATAATAAATATAATCTCGAATATCTTCAGGTGATCTGAAAGTTGTCATTAAAGGCGTTTTAATACCAGTCTTAATTCCCATATCTTTACACCACTTTACAAAAGTAATAACTGTTTTAATTCTATTATTGCAAGTTTGCGGAGTATACTTTATGCCGCCAAATTCACCAGTTAGCATTGCCATTTTCCATTCAGTGAACTTTCGGGAATTAAACTCAGAAATATCAGTTATTTTTGTTTGTTGCTTAAATTTAAGTAAATTATAACGCTTCGTTTCGATTGTTGCAGGAGTAAAACCCGCATCCAATTTACACCAATCTATATATAAGTCTATCTGTTTATCTATCATTAACATATATTTTCCTTTCATTGATTTTTAAACGATTTTATCGATATTCTTTAAAGAACTTCTTTAGGTGATTTTTCAATTTAAAAAATGAAAAAATCTATTAATTACGTCTTAATTAAATTTGCTAAAAATTGCATTATATTTTGTGATATTTTACATAATTTGCCCTTTATTTTCTTATAATTTTATTTATTGTAGAATATTATATAATAATTTAGAGTAAACGCAACAAAACGAGCGATTTGCTCGCAACTTGGGCTTTTAACTATTTTTTAAAACTTTATCTATTGCAATTTAGCGAAACGCTTTTTCATTTTTTGAAATTTAGTATAGCCAGCACCATTAAACTCTCGTTCGAATTGATTAATTTCTTCGTTCTTCCGTTTGTCTTCTCGTTTTTCAGCTAATTTAGATTTTACACGCGCTAAAAAACCACGAATAATATCTAACGTCTTATTCGCGTTCTTATTGCTCCAAATTGAGGCAAAGTATTTTTGTTTATCGCGAATTTTGCCTTGTTTTTGCATAATTTTTACCATTTTTACAGATTGAGTAAAAAGTTTCGGTTCTTGTTTTTGCCATTTACGGAAAAGAGGTAAAAAATTATGATTGCTAATTAAAGATAAGGCTTCATCGCCAAGTTTTAATTTTAAAGTTTGTAAAGATTTTGGATTCATAAATCTGCTTTCAATATTAAAATTAGTATTATTAAAAGCTTGAGACTTTTATTTTAAAACAAAAAAGCCCCTATCGCCGAGCTAACGGCGTGAGGCAATTTTGGATCCATGTAAATCTCTTTGATTATATCAAACTAAAATTAAATTGTCAATATATGAACAAAAATATTGAAAATTGCTTGTGTTTATGGTATAATATAAACAGGTAAGGGGAAAGTCTTTAATCTTCAGTGAATGAGGATTTAAAGGCGCCCTTTTTTTCTTGTGGGCAGAAAGGCAAGGAATGGCTAATCCTAATTTTAGCTCAAAAATATTAATCCGTAAGCTAGAAGATGATTCAATAGTTGTTTTCTATAATAAACAGACGATTTATGTCAAAAGTAGGATGGGTATTATAGTATTTCACCGTTGGTTCGCACCAAAAGGATATTACACTAAAAACTTCAAACCATTTTCTGAAATAGCTAAGCGCAAGAAACACTTAACAGTTAAACGCTTACTGGATGCTGGGCTAAAATATGGCGTAAGCTACGCTATGGGAACTAAAATACCACAACCAAAATCTGATAATCAAGAAATAAATTTTATTTCAGAAAAAGGAACTTGGACAAGAAGACTTACGACTGATTATTATTCAGAAAAGGAAAAACAAGATATGCTTAGAAAGATTGGTTATGGCGACTAAAAAAGTAAAAAAAGGTAAAGAGCGGATTTTTTCACCAAAGCAGATTAAATTTGGTATGTATTATTATTTGCCTGATTCTCCGACTTTTGGAAATGCGTTACAAAGTGCAATTCGTGCTGGTTTTTCTGAAAAATATGCAAAAAATATTACAGTTAAGAATTTGGAATGGCTAGAAGATATTGTGGTGGAAATTGGTGGAAAAGGTGTTTCGAAAGATAAGCTCGTTCGTAAAGCTAAAAGAGTGCTAGATAAGAGCTTGGATAGTGAAGATGAAAAGATAGCGCAAGATACGGCTAAATTTATTGCGAAGACTACAACAGAGTTTAGCGAAAAGCAAGATATAGTGTCGAATGGCGAAACCTTAACTGTTGCAACATTGGAGTTTGTGAATGGAGATAATCCGAAAGAAAGTTAAAGTTCCAATTGAATTTAAGCCACTGTTCGAAGAAAATAAATGGCGAAATCTTGTTTTTTATGGCGGTCGTTCGAGCGGAAAAAGTCACGATGTCGCACTTTCTCAAGTTTTAAGAGCAAGAGAAAAGAGATTGAAATTCTTAAATTGCCGAGAATTTCAAAACTCAATTAAAGACTCAACGCACGCTTTAGTTAAAGCTATTATTTTTGATTATGGCTTTGAAACTGAATTTATAATTACTAATGATTCTATAAAACATAAAAGAACTGAAAGTGAATGGATTTTTAAAGGTTTGCACGACAATGTCGAGAGCTTAAAATCTATACCAAACATTGATGAGGCTTGGGTTGAAGAGGCGAGCACCGTTACCAAGCGCTCTATTACGCTGCTTAAAAACACTGTGCGTAAAGATAGTTCAAGGCTTATTTTTACCTTTAACCGTGATACTGAGCGTGATCCAGTCTATGTTGAATATGTGATGAAGAAACCTGATAACACTTATGCAATTAAAGTAAATTATGATGTGCTAGAAAAGAATGGGCTTTTTCCAGAAGTGATGCGAATTGAAATGGAAAATGACAAGAAGAATAACCCGCAAGAGTTCGCTCATACTTGGTTGGGTGAGCCACTCTCACAGATCGAAAACGCTATTTTGAGCCGTGATAGAGTGTTAAATGCTATGGATCGAGAGATAGAAGATGACGGCGAAATTCAAATAGGTGTCGATGTGGCACGACTTGGCGATGACCGTTCGGTGTTGTGGAAACGCAAGGGATTAAAGACAATTGACTTTAAGGTTTACGAAAAACTCAGAACTAATGAACTTGTGGAAAAAATAGAACAATTCGCCCAATTAAATAAGGAAGTGTTAATTAAAATCGATGACACGGGAGTTGGTGGTGGTGTTACTGATCAATTATTAGCTAAAAATTACAATGTTCAAGGTATTAACTTTGCGCAGAAAGCGGTGAATGATGACAAATATCCGAACTGGATTAGCGAAGCGTGGTTTCATCTTCAAGAAGTGATAGATGAAATACAACTACCGAATAACACTGATTTACTCCAAGAATTAACAACCAGAACTTGGAATATGGATAAAAAAGGCAAGCGAGCGGTGGAAAGCAAGGGAGATTATAAGAAACGGGGAAATCGAAGCCCTGACTTGGCTGATGCGTGCATCCTTTGTTATTATACGCCGCCAAAACCTAAGCCTATTGTTTATGCTGGTGTGAGGTAGGTTCTTCTGATATTTTTTTGGTTAAATCCGCCATTTTAGTCAAAACACTTACATCGAGCTTTATATTTGAAGCTAAATTAAATTTTGATATGGCTGAGCGAACGTTTGATACGGTAGAATCGATATTCAGATGTTTGTTTATGACTATCATAAATTCTTGAATGATCGAATCGAAGTCTGGATTATATAAGGCATCTATGATCTCTTCGCATTGTTGTATGAAATTATGTAAAAATTCCTCATCTATTATTATGTCCTCTCCTTTTGATAGGTCGCGATATTTTTTAACATATTTACCATCAATTGAATACGGAAAACCGTGAAAGATCTTGTTACGTTTTTGGACAATTTCATTATATCTATCAAATATTTCTTCTGCTCTCTCTTTTTCATATCCACCAAAACTTATTTGTTTTCCTTCTAGGGTTTCCTTGAATTTTGCTTTTAGTTTTGGATTTCCATTAGTAAAATTTAAATTAATGTATGTTTTTTTCTTTGTTCTTGGTAGTTTTTCGAATATCTCCATTTCTTCAGAAATGGGGTTGAAATAATTTAGTCTACATTGTATTTCAAGAGAAATAAGACTCATAAGATAGTCGGCTTCTCCGATTAGCTGATTGAACTCTGGTGTTGGTTTTGGTATGTCGTTCATACCTATAGTATATCATTAATTTAATTGTTTTACTCGACTATTTGAACTTATAGTTTAAATATGTTTAGAGATTTTTTTAGCCGTTTGGTCGGCGGGAATATGAAAAGGAAGAGCGCTTCGCACTACGCTTTTAATCGGCCAAAATCAATGTTGAGTGCGCATACATTTTATAAAGGGTTATCATATGATAACTCATATCCGTCTATTTCACGAATTGTGAATGAATTTATGACAATTAGGCCATATGCAATAGATAATAACGGTAAAACAATTCAAGATTCGGTGGTGATGAATAAAATATATCACCCAAATCAACAGATGAGTGGGGCAACCTTTCGTGAAGCCTTGGCACTCCTAAGTTTGGTTTTTCCTAAGGTTTATGTTTTGGTTTGGAGCTATAATGAACACGGCGCTCCAACAACTGGACAAAAGATTACTCCTGAAAATATAGCAGGATTTACTATTCTTGAGGGAGTAACTGAATATTATGTTGGTGATGAAAAACACTATCGAGTTGGTTCTAATGAGTATTTTGATTATGAAATTATTGAACTTCGAAGTGGGGTTAATCCATATGATTTGAGCGGAGGTTATAGTCCGACTGATGCTGCTCGAAAATGGGCATCGATTGATGATTATATTGCAAGTTATCAAGCTGGTTATTTTGAAAATGGTGCTGTGCCAGCTGGACAGTTTATTATTACTGCTGGAAGTGTTGAAGAATATAATAATATTGTTGATGATCTGCAAGCACGACACCGTGGTAGTGGCAATAATAATAATGTGGTTTATGTTCATCGCCCAATTGAAAGTGCAACAGGTAAGCCAGTTAATGCTCAGATTGAATGGGTGCCATTTGCTGAAAGCAATAAAAATCTTGATTTGAAAAGCTTGTTCGACCAAGCTAATAAGAAAATTGACAGTATCTATGGTGTACCTGCAAGTGTTCGAGGCGTAAACGATAACAACACTTACGCCAGTGTGCGAGTGGATGAGCAGATTTTCATAAAATACACAATTAAACCTTTCGCAACACGGATCTGGAGTGAGTTTACGCATCAACTAAACCGAATTACAGGTGGATTGGGCTTTGCGATAACTTTTGACCTTGATATTCCCGGTGTGGCTGAAGAAGAGAAGGTTGAAGCTGAGCGTAAAGCGGCCGAACTAGCCTTGATTAAGACTGGCTTAGAAATTGGCTATTCATTAGACAGCATAGTTGATGCATTTGAGCTCTCGAATGGCTATAAAACGCTTAAAATGGGTAAAACTCCACTAAAAATTGAGAATGATAAGCCTGAAGTTGATGATGGTGGCGAAGTTGAAGAATCGCCAGAAGATTTAAATGCAAAAAGCGTGCATATCTGCAATGAGTGCGGAGATCACCACTGTTTAAAAGCTGAGACGAAAACAAAAAATGAAAAGCAAAAAGATAAAGACCAGAATGCATTAGAAACAGTGTTTCGTGATATGACCAATGAGCAGATTGAGCGAGCTATTGATAGTGATTTTGAAGATTTTAACCTTGGCGATAAAGATCGTGAGAAGTTCAAGCAAAGAATAAAGGTGATATTGCTGAGCGTGTTGGTAACTCGTGGTGTGGTGGCTTGGAGTGATTTTGTTTCAATATTAAAGCAAAACAACATATCAACTGATGATCTAACCGAATTTAAGCTTTCTGATAAGCTGAAAAAACATTATGACAAAATGATAACTGACTTTACCAAGAGTTTTAGTGAAGACACGGCGAGATCGATTGCTAACAGAGTTGCTCAAGCAGAAATAGAAGACTGGAATAAGGAACAGTTAGCTCGTAGCTTGCGAGATATAACAAAAACCGAAGAATGGCGAATTCAGCGAATAGCTCGCACTGAAACACACCGAGCGCACGGTTTGGCTGGTGTGGAGGCTGGCGTGCAAATTCAGAATGAATCTGGCGTGCAGATTTATAAAGAGTGGGTGGTCGTTTCGCATAATCCGTGCAAATATTGCCGTGGAATGAATGGCCGGCGAGTTAATGTAACTGAAAGCTATGTTAAAAAGGGCGGAATTCTAATTGGTAAATCGAAGATTCGGGTTAATGATTACGCTGATATTGACACAGCAGGCGCTCACCCTAACTGTTCTTGCGTGGAGAAGTTTGGGATTGAAGAAAATAATAGTGAGCCTTGGCGTAGCGTTGAAATTGAAGAATTACCAGCCGAGAAATTTAATGAGGTTTATGGTAAAGGCTGGAAAGATTTTAGTTTTGATAGAAATGAACCCCTGAATAAACGAGAAAAAGAGGTTGCTAAAATTCTATCACATAGCCTTGATGCAAAAGTATATTCTTTACGACGCGTCGAGAAGCCTAATGGGGTGAAGACACCAGACCTAATGATTAATGGAATAAAAGCTGATATTAAGAGCGTGAGTTCATTGCGAGCTATCGAGAAAGCCAGTTCTAAGGTAGCTAAACAAACTGGAGGAGGCGGTATTGCTGTTTTTGACTTGAAAGAGCTATTCGAGACAGAGGAAAAGATTATTAAAAAAGCCCAATTCGAAACCTCGATAAGAAATCTTGAATTTTACGTAATACTTGGTGATAAAATTATTAAGAAATAATAAAAGAGGCATCGCCCTAGTGCTATCCAGCACAAGAGTATGCCTCTTAATATTTTCATTATACTGTATTTCGGTATAAAAGTCAATATTTTATGT